TAGTTCCGATTCCGGAGATTATGCTCGCCTCGACTTCCGACCCGAAAACGAAAGAAACATAATCGTGCATGTTTTCAAGCGTCGCGTCTCCGGTGTTATAAATAATTTTCGCGCGCAGGATATAGCGATATTGCTCATCCGTGAAACGGATATTTTGTTGCGGGTCAAGGCCTGTAAAGACCCCGCCCAGCACGTCGCCGGCGACGTTGGTATAAGGACCGCCGATATATTCATCATTTTCAAATGTAAAAATCGTTTCGGGGTCGGGGTCCGTGTACGGGCGGTCGAGGACGACAATCTTTCCCAGCACGTCCAGATTAACGCCGACCGCCGTATCAATCGACCTGTCATTGAGCAAGTCATCGTCAGCGACCTCAATTTCCTGTAATTCCTCTGCAAAGGCGTCAATAAACGCCGCCAGATTTGGGGAATTCTTATATTGCTCGATGAGGAGCTCTTTTATCTGCGCGACCCTGTCTTTCATTATGAGGCCTCGACGATTGTAATACGGGAAGCGTCAGCGATAATCAGCTCATTCGGGTCAACGGCTATACTATCCATTCCCGACGGGCTTGGCGTGATTCCGATTGTCATGTCCAGAACCTCAAAGCCGGCGACGCTGTTTATCGGCGTATAAAGTCGGGAATATTTCAGCGTATCGCCGATTCCGACGTTTTCCGTTACCCATTTGACAATCGCGGCCTTGATCTGGTCCTCGCCATCGAGCGGATAACCGCCGTTTGTCAAGATTTCCATTTCGATATAGAGGTCTATTTCCGTCGGGCGGTCAAAATTGATGTCGTAAGGCTGGCCGGAGGTGCTTGTCACCGTGACAGTCTCCTCGCCAAAAGTGCCGATTCCGCCAGCGATTGTCCGATAAATGGCGTCCGCAATATCCGTATTTGCGCCGCCGTTTACGATGGCCCAAATGTGTTGACGCGGTACGCCGTTTGCGTCGGTCGTGTCCGTGTTGTTCTGTATGACGACTGCGTCCATTACATTCGGGATTTGCAGCAAGCGGGAAAGAATGGCGTCGATTGTCGCCGTCGATGGGAATGAAACCGATTGACGCCTGCGGACACGTAATTCGGGGTCGCTCTCGCGGTTTCGTCCGCTTGTGCCTTCCGCAAAGTTCGTGACGCTTTGCCAGCCGGCGATAGGTGTTTGAATTTCCGTCAGAGTTCCTATAGGGACAAATTTTTGACCAGCCTCGACCGCCTGAAAACTTGCATATCCTGATACGGCCTCGAATATCAGGTTTGACGTCAGGGAGATTGAGAACGGCGTTTCGCCATCATCGGAGGTTATGACGATTTCATCGCCGATAACTTGCGCCGTTACTGCGGCATAGTTCGAGGCGATTTCCTCGGCCAGCTCTTGCAATATTGAGTTTGCTGTGCTGCCGGAGGCGGACGTAATCGAATTAGCGACGTCGTTTATTGTTATCGTGTAAAGCGTCGCGTCGGCTATTACGTCCACCCCGACCCGCGCGCGCAAGAGGTTGTTTGTCGCAATGGTCGTATTCGACGTCAAGGAATAGACGTCGCCGGTTTGGGCGTTCCGGACCTGTGAGCCGGCGGGGATGACCGTTGCGGCTAGGCCGGTCACGGCGGCGATGACAGTCGTCAATGAGGCGGGAATTCGCGTGATACCCGTCAGGGCCGCAAGGCTATCGAGAGAGACGCCCTCGGCGAAATCAGGGTCAAAGGCCAGCCATACGTTTTCCATTTCCTCCCATTGCTCGGCGATAGGCAAAGAGAATATGCCGACGAGCTGGCCGAAAACACTTTCGGCGCGGAGGTCGATATTCTCGCCGAAAGCCTGTTTCAAGGCGTTCTCGATTTCGAGTTTGATTTGGGGGAGCCTTTTACGTTCAAATCCTGCCGCGGATAATCCAGCCATTTATAAAACCTCGCTTAATGTGACATTGCCGTAAACCGTTGAAACGCTGAAAGACAGACTGTAAAGCCTGCGCGCGTTATCGTATTCGGGGGAGAAGGAAAGGAGCTTGATGACCTCCGGCGTCTCGACAATCGCCGCTTTTAAGACGCTTTCGACTGTTATCTGGTCCGGGCCTTTTTTGAGGATTTCCTGATAATAAGGGACGCCGTCGGTCGTATCGAGATACCACTCGCCCATAAAAAATAAGAGAGACTGTTTTAAACGCTGGCGCATGAGGTCTGTGCCGGTCTGGAGCTTTAAGTCATATTGCATGATAACAAGGTCATGCGTGTCGTAATCAAGTCTTAAATCCATGCCTTATCCTCCACAAAAGACGTTTTCGGAGCCCTGCGCCACCGCCGACCCGCATGCGACAGGGTCGCCTATGCGCGCGCATTGCATGCCGTTGACGTAAACGGACGAGCTCCCAGCGGCCAGCGCGCTATCGTGACAGGAATCGCCGCAACAATGCGTGACCCAATGGTCTCCCTGCCGGTGCACTGGAATTCCGTTGACGAATACGTTTGAGCTTGCCTGGTCATTGACGCGCGGCGGATAGCAGCCATGGCCGGAGCAAATCGCGCCTAAAAATGAAACTGCGGGCATTCTTTACCTCCTTTCGTCAACGGCTGCGACAAGGGCGTCGCGGTTAATATCGTAATTGGCCTCTATCCGGATTGTATAGGTTGCCGTCGCTTGTGTCACGACGGGGATCATATCGTTTGACATTCCATGAGCCGTCGCCGTGATTTCCCAAATAATTTCATTAACAAGAGGCGCGAGCATGAGGACGATTTCAGGCGATTCCGCGACCGGCGGCATATCCTCAAACCCGGCGATATTAACCGGCGTCCCGTCTGGCTGGAGATAGCGGAGGTTTGTAAGCAGGAAAAGGCCGTCATAATTCACGTATGCGACATTGAGGATAAAGCCCGCGGGCGTGACGACAAAGTTCGGCGGATTGTCAGGGGCTCCCGGCGTAATGCCCTGAATATCCCATTCCCACAATGTAACCGACGAAAATCCGGTCGCCGTAATATCTGCGTCCACAAATACAGATTGATTTGTGTCGATTATTGTCGTGCCGGAAGCTGGAGAGAGCGCGGCGACCATGGCGTCAGTTCCAATCTATGCGGTCGGCGATGACGTGGATATTAGTCGGCGTAATCTCGATACGGCTGGAGCCGCATATAAGGGTTATGCTTTGCGCGCAAACAATCTCCAGATTGCCAGACGGTTTCAGGCGGACCTTGTTCCCGTCGAAATCCAAAAGGACGTCGTCATTATTTTCTGATTGCGACGGAGCCGTCTCCGGAGACAGGCCGACAAATCCGACGGCGTCCGATAGGGAGTGCATGCGCGGGTCATCCTGCACCTGTACGCCGCCAGTCTTTTTCCATGTATCCATTGAACGCTCTGTAAACGCCAGCAAAACGGGGTCGTTTGCCTTTACCGGCATTGTAAAGCTCGCGCCGCCGGAGCGCGGAAATATAATCGGTACGTTGTTTATAACGGGATATTGGTCAACCCGACCGTCAGCGTATTTGCGGGATATTGTCGGCTGGACGCTTGCGAGCTGTTTTTCATGGTCATAGGAAACGATGACCGCCGGCATGCACGTATGCAGCTCGGCCAATTGGTTTTTTATGGCTTGACGGAGAACGGATGAAAGATTTTCGCTTGAGCTCATCGGGAACGCACCTCAATTTGACTATACCACTCATTCCCATGAGTATCGCCGAAATGCCGGACGCTATCGACCTTAAAAGTCCCCTTGACGTCCCTGCTATCCATTTCAACAAGTGACCCAGGCGATAAGCGGGGGTTTAAAAGGCTTGTTATTCTCCATTCTGGCTCATCCGGCTCGGCTTTCTCGAATTTCCCGTCCTTGTAATTGCACCGCTCCGGCGTCAGGATAAGGCCGGTCGATGGGCTCAATAGAACGGCGACGTCATCGGCGGACCCACCTTTCGGATAAATCTGTATTTCATTATTGAGGATATTCCATTGATAACCGTATTTTGCGACGACCTCGTCCATTGCGTCACGCGCGCGCCCGTTGAATGAATATCCGCTTAAATATGTACCTGTTATCGGGATATTTTGGCGGACTGGAAAATTCAGCTCTTGAGATAAACGATTGACGATAGTTTGCGCCGACGTGCCGCCTGCATATGAAATGCTTATACGGCTCTCCCGCAAATTGCGCTGGCCGTCCTGCGCTTCGATTTCCGTGACAATGTCTGGCCGCTGGCGTTTATTGACCATGTATTGCGTATTACCGACGAAAAGCAGGGTCGCTCCGCCCTCCCCTTCATAGCCGGCGGACAGGCGGACAAGGGCGTCATGCTCGCGCAGCTTGGCGCGATGGGTTTCCGATAGGTTGTAAATTTCAATCTTTGCCGTGTTCGCGTCCGCTTTGCTGTTTTTCTTGATTTCAAACGTCATCCGCAAGCCCTCAATTCGGAGGATTTCCTTGCTTTTTAGCTCGACGTCAACGGCATAAACACGATTAAAAAACGTCATGACGCGGGCTCATAGACAAGGAAAACGGTTGAGCCAATATCCTCTCGACCAATGCGCGCAATTACGGTTCCGTCTGGATAGACGTCATTCATATTCGTAATGTCAATCGGGTATATCTGGCCGGCGGGCAAGCGCGGGTCATTATAGCGGCGGATGATTTCTGTATTCAGGACGATTTTTTGACCGTAAATAATCGGCAATCCGGACGAATCGAATATATCCAGCGTCCAATATTCTCGGCTCGTATTCCAGCGCGCGCGGATTGTATAAAGGACATTGTCCAGGCGGACGGTTTGCTTAAAGTCCGAGAAATCGTTACGCCATGCGAAAATCTGCGTCATTGCCCCACCCCTTCGACGATGTCGTCGGTTTTGTCAAAAATGCTTGTCAGGACAGACTTAGAACGCGCCGCCTGCGCTGCGTTCGCCTCTGACGCCTCTTGCCGGCCTATGTCTTGCTCGCTCTGCACTTGGTCTTTCTGCGCTGGAGCGGCCTTCTCTGGAGCGACGCCGACGACGCGGGACGCGACCTTTCGGGCTTCCGAAAATGTCGCCGTAAATTGCAGGCGACCGCCGGTTTGCTGATTGCGGGGGACGTTGAGGCTTTCCATGACCATGCTTTGATAGATTTTTAGGCCCGTAACCAGCGTCACGACGTCGCGCGATTCCTTGATGGCGACCAATTGCTCAAACGCCTCAATCCGTCTTTCTGTCAGGCCGCGCAGTATCGAGAAGGCCATGACGGGGGAGTTCGTGATTTCTCCCTCGATGGTTATGCGTATCGGGTCGCTGTAAACATGGTCGGTCACGAAAGACCCGTCCTCGATGGGATGGTTTGTAACCTTGTTTTCGTATGCGTGTTCCTCGCTTATG